CTGTATTTGTCCGTAAGGGTTGCTCATCATTGGCTGTTGCGGATAATACGGATAACCTGCCATAATCTGTTCCTCCTGTCCGGGATTCAAGAATCATATCCATATCATCTATAGAACGATGCTTTTCCCATATACCCTCGTAAGGGTTTCTTAATATAATCATTACGTTTTCTCCTATGATTATATTATATAGGAAGGAACGCTGTATTTGAACGTCACTATTTCGCCACATTTCCGCCATTATACAAAGAAAAGCCCCGAATATACATCGGGGCAACTTTGGCAATTTTTTGCTTTATTTTTTTATTGATTCGGTCTATGGTTCTGGGACTGTACCCCATTAATTCAGATGCTTCCCATAATGTTTTTTCGTCATAAGCCCGTAATCGAAATAATTTTTCTTCACGTGAATCAAAACCTGCTTCTTGCAAGTAAAATTTTCTTTCATTTTCTGAAAAATCTGCATAATTCATATAACTCCACCGTCCTCCCTTACAAGTGGAATCAATTTGTTACATAGGAAATACACCGCTCAACATAAATCCTACAACTGCTCCCACGACTGACGTTATAATGCATACAATAATGGTGTCGTAACGTTTGCCTGGGACTGCCATGAGGATTTTTAAATTGTTGTTCATTTCATCGACTGTTTCTTTGATATGATCTAAGTCATTGCTATACAGAGCGGTCTGCTGTTCGAGCTTATTAATTCTTGAATAAAATTCCTTGTGCCTTTCAGACTGCTTTTCCTGCATATCATGAATACATTTTTCAATTTCTTCGAAGCGGTGATTGTTAAAGCACTCATGTTCACATCCCATCGCTTTTCCTTTCTTTCACTCCCTATAAGATTTTTGCTCTTTCCCTACTTTAATGAGCAACCCTGCAACGTACCGGGAGGAAAAACACATTGCGTTCCATCCCATCTTTTTTAACTCAAACTTCCAGCAAAAGGAAAAACACCATGATTAATATAAATTTCGGTTTCAGATTCCCAACTTCTATTTACAGAAGATTCAGAATGTGATCCTTGGAACTCAGCACCCTGCTTCACAAGAAAATAGAGGGCTAAATCAAATATGCAATCATAGCATTTTTCCATGTCACTATCTATTTTTTCATCTGTATAACTTGAAGGATAGTTTCTCTTATTCTTGAACGAACGAATTGCCCGTTTTACGGCAAGAGAAATCATTTCAGGTGATTCTGTGTCATCGTTCAGATAGTTTGCCAAATCGTTTATAAGCTCTTCGTTCATCCAAAATCACCTACCCTTGCCGAGTTAATATTTCAGAAATGATACCAGCCTTATTTGTTGAGGTCAGGGCATAGCCATTATCACTTGCAAGCTGCCTTAACTGTGGTACAGTCATATTAGACAGCTCACTTTCTGTGTATTTATGTGTTGGTTCTTCGGATCCAACACTTGCTACAGACGGTGATTGGCTGTTCTCATTGAGACTATGCCCGGTTATTCCCCCTTTGTACCGATAACGATACCGCCATTAGCTTTCGGAGCAACCGGAACGAACATACCGGACGCTTTTGTCCATACTGCAACCGGATCCTGTGTAGCCCACATGGACAGTGTTACGAAAGAACGGTTTTCTTCCTGAATGAACTGTCTGTATTCAAGTTCCTCAGGTGTCACGCCCCAGAGTCCTGTACCGAAAGAACCGTTTGCATCTGCTTCATACAGAGTAAATACATTTTCTTTGAAGTATCTTCCTGTTTTGAGAGAACCATCCGCTTTTCTGAATCTGAATTTCTCATCGCAACGATCAATTGTGATTCCGTATTCCTGCATAAGCAGATTTGCAAGTTCCTGTTTGGTCAGAAGACGTTTGTTTGCTGCTCCCAGAACCGCTGTCTGCATAGCAGTATTGTTTCTCATGTAGTTAATCATCTTTAGGGATGTAAGTGCTTTGTTTACAACAAATCCGTTGTCTTCTGCAACTGCAACCATCTTTTGGATATCACCCATGATGTCCGCATCTGGACTAGACCAGTCTGTAAGAGTGACTTTTGCACCAGTCGGTACGCCGTAATCAATATTCAGATCTACATTGTTCTCTTTAACTTTTACGGCACCTGTAGAAAGGAACTGTCCTTTCATAACATTCGCTCTGGCAACAACACCTTCAAAAAGGTTAGCTGCATCATCAAATACAAAGTCTTTCAGTGCTTCATTATCCGGCACACCGTTTTCAATTGCCTGCTGTAATCTTTCGGACTGATTGATTTTTCTCTTAATAAAGAGTTTTTCAGTCAGAACTTTTTCGAAGCCCGGTCTTGTTCCGATTTCTGCTTCAGTATCAAGCGCATGAACGAATGCCACTTCTGGCAGTCTCTGTCCAGCCATAAGTCTGTAGTATTCAGCTTTTAGGTACTGGGTTTTAACATCTGGAAAAATGGTATCAAGGATACCAGGTCTTTTAACACTGAAATCCTGAGAGAAGTTAAGTCTTTCTTCCTGTGTAATTGATTCTAATACATTAAATGGCATCTGTTATACCTCCTTAAAATTCTGGGTCTGTAGTGGTTACGAAAACAATTCCCGCTTTTTCAAGTTCTGTCTTTGCGGTAGTATCGACTACTGCCGGAAGTCTCTTTTCAAGAACACGTCCTGCAACAATTACGGAAATTGGTCTCTTTACATCGTCTGTCATATCAACCTCTTCAAATACGATTCCTTTTGCACCGGTTGCATTTGTCGGATATACAGAACCTGCTTTGATGATCTTCTTAGTTCCAACGGTTTCAGCATTTGTCTGTTCTGCTGTATAGGTTTTAAGTACCAGTCCTACCTCGGATTCGAGGATATTAGGTGTGGATTCGTACTGCTCTGTTTTCATAAAAGCCATAATCTAAATCTCCTTTACTTGAATTAAATATTTACCGGTGCGTTATCGTCCGCCGGTTTGATTTCTGGGTTCATTCTTGCTGAGTATGCTTTTGCATATTCAGATGCATCACTTTTCTTTGTCTCGTTACTGTTGCCAGCTCCACCACCCGGATTAGGCGTGTTTTCAAGGGCTTCTTTTTCCCATGCAGCTTTTGCAGTATCGAGAGTTGTTTTATTTATTTCGGAAATTCCATCAACAAAAGTCTGTGCTTCTTTGAGTGCATCTTCTTCATTCATATTGGAAAATGCTTTGATTGCTCCTGCGTAGGCATCACCTTGCATTCCTGCATTAGCAAAAATGGAAGTGATTTTTCCTGTCAGTGCTTCTCTCTGGGAAGTTGCAAGTGCGGATTCAAGGTCAGAAATTCTTTTCTCGTTTGCAGCTTTTTCTTTCTGGCGTTCCAGTTCTGCTTTCTCAGCGTCTGTCATATTCTGCTGTTTCAGCTCTTCCAATTCTTTTTCAAGGTCTGCTGCCTTGTTGGCTTTTTCTTGTAATGAAGCATTTTTGTCTTTTTCTTTCTTTACTTCTCCTGTAACGGAATCAAGGTATTTAGACACCTGTTCATCAGATGGTTCCTCAATTCCCATACCGATAAGTACCTGTTTTGCCTGTTCTCTTGTCATGAAATCTCCTTTCTTCCAGACCAACACGCTTTGTTCACACGGTTCGCTCCGCACATGATCTGTACCCGATTTGCGCTCACGGGCTGTTGCAATATTTTTGAGTATTAAAAAAGGAATCTCAGTTTTCCAAGATTCCTTAAATAATTGATGTAAAAGCGTCTATTCTTCACCAGTGGAAGAAATTGTTGCTGATTGATTTTGAATTGATTTCTGACTAAAATCTTTAATCAATTCTTGTGCTTTCTCCATTTCTGCGTCTGGGTTTGCCAGTTCGGGATAAACAGTTCCAAGATATGGTAAGCTCATTTCATATACCTTTTGCGGATCGCTGAATAATCCACAAGTAATCAATGCAATAAGCGGGTGAATTTTATTCTTGAACAGATAATCAAGTGCCTGTGCTTTAACAAGCATGTTATCTGTTGGGTTTCTGGTGATTTTGACATCAAAATCTCTGGTAGAAATCTTGACATCATTGGAGGTTTTGCGAATGATGTTGAGAATAATTCTGACAGAAGCTTTTTCGGCTTCTTTTGTGAATGCTTCAACAAGTTTTGCATCTCTCTCTGCAAAATCCCATCCATTACGCAAATATACAGCATTACCAGTATCACCACCGGTGTTGCTCTGGCGGTTTGGCATTGCTTCTACAATCAGCATATTATTGTAAATGTCGTCTTTAGCAACTTGGCTCTCCGACTGGTTTAATTCCGCAGTCATCAAGTCAACATCTGACTGAACACCGTTTCCAGCATCTTTTACAGATATTGCTCCTAGCTTGACCATTTTCAAAAATTCATTCTCGTCAACTTCACAGTTTTTGAATTTCATAAATGCTTGAACAAACTGTTCAACACCGTTTAATCTATCCGACTGATACTTGTTGATCGCATCAAATGCTGTAATTGCAATTTCGACATCAGATAGCCGGTCATGGTTGTTTGGATACTCGATAATTGGGATTCCGCCAAAGCCATTAATGCCGCTGACGGTTACTTGTCCGTTCTTTATCTTGAAATATTGATTTGAAGAATAGCAAAGATAATATTGCTGATTCTCTTCATCTTTCAATATTTGAACAGATAGCATTGCTTTTCCTGTGTTTCTGGAATAAACAATATAAACATCTCCCGGATACGGAATAAAAATTCTAAATGGTGGTAAATCACGGTCTTTTGTCCAATCGTCTTCTCGTAAAATTGCTTTGTATGCAGTTCCTACGGCACTCTGGTATATTCCAAGCTGAATATTTCGGGCATCCGCATTTGCTTCGTCCAGATAATCATTCAGCAGGTCGACCTGCTCATTTATCTTTTTATCTGCTTTTTTCTTTTTGCAGACATATTGAATAGGTTCTCCATATATTTGTCCTGCCTTAAACTTGACAACTTCCAGAGCGTGATTTTCGACAACTCTGTTATTTACTTCCGGTCTCACAAGCTTTTCCCGATATAAGATTGGTTGGTCGCCTTTGTAGTACCGATAAAGATAATTAATCATCATTCTGTTTCGATTATGTGTACCAATCGTATCAGATAGAACTTGAACAACATTTTCGGTAGTAATTTGAGCTACGCCAGTGTAGGCAGTTTTTCTGCCAAAATCGCCTTGGCATAGGTCAACAAAATTACTTTTGTTTCTTCCCACTGCCTATACCTCCTGTTTTTGAGCATGAAAAAAGCACCGAGTTTTCACCCGATGCTTCATACATTTTCATCATATATTATACATAATCGGAAAGTTATATTCAGTAAGAAAAAGTGTTAACTTTTGAAATTAAGCATTTCTTTTACGCAATTTACTGCTTTCCCGTGGAATTGTTTAATATATTCTTCGTTGTATTCCATTTCATCTGCAATAACAGTTAGCTTTTTTCCCTCTATATATCGTTTGTACAAAAAATCATAATACTGGGGATTTTCCACAGACTCTATAACATCTATAAGTTTCTGTTTTTTCTCCATAAGCTCTACCACATTGTCAGCTAGTTCTCGCTGCGCATCCACCAATTTTGCTATGGTATCGCCTATTTTATCTTGGCTTCCTGAAGTCTGAACGCGTTCAATGCCATATGCCGAAGCACTAATACTGGTGGCAAGTGATTTTAAGTGCTCAATTTCTTCCAGTTTGTTATTTATAACTTTTTCATATCGTTGAATTTGATTCAGATATTCCTTTATATCCATGCTATCTCCTTCCCCACATAAAATTCTTAGTTGCTGTAACTTCTGCAAATCGTTTTTGAGTCAGAGTTATCATAAGTTGTGTAACACCATCTGGTGCATCGTCGTGATCGTTGTCGCCAATATACACAAAAGTGGTCAACTGTTCCATTGCTTTTGAATATTCCTTGTTTTGGTATTTAGGTGCCAGAAATATGAATCTTCTTTTAACATCTCCAGAGTACTGATTGATTTTTTCTTTTTTAGCTTGCTTTGATGGAGCTTTTGTGCTGGTAGTGCTGCAAGCATATCCATGTTCTTTTAGTCTTCCGCTGACATAATAAGCATACATATCGCCACCATTGTTAGCTTCGAAATTGATAGATTGGATCTCATTTCCCATAATTCTTCCGACAACCAGTGGAAGTGTGACTTCCTTCGGACCTGTATTAAAAATCCAGTCATAAATGTATACATCTCCGTTTTCAAATTCCGCACCAACCGGCATGGACAAACTATCACCACCGCCCCACGCAACGTCACAAGCAGATACGTTCTTTACAAATCCGCCCTCTGGAAGAATTCCATTGTAATATCTTAGTTCATCTTCTGCGAACATGATTCCTTCACGCAAGAATGGTTTCTGTTGATATTTAGCCTCCCATTCGTTAGCATCAAGTCTGGCTTTCATATCTACATAATACTTCGTAGAAAAACCAACTCCATAATCATATTCAAAGTTTGATTCACCATCGTCATTCAAGGCAGGAATCTTACGGAACCGATACAATGGATTATCTCGATTGAGCTTTTCAATTTTGCCTAATGGGTCGTACAGGTTCCATCTTGTTCCAACCATCAACTCTCTTGCCCCATCAATTTTACGGTCAACCATTTTGTTCAGATACTCTTGATAGGTATTCTCCAAACGAGTAGGGCTTAAAGAATGCTGCCTGTCTCGAACAAGGTCATCCACATACAAATATCCATCAGACGAAATATCAACAGCACCCGTCCATGTTCCCTCGATACCGCGGCAAGTCATTGTGGCGAATCGGTCTGGCTTGTCCAAATTTATCTCAAAATCATCGGCACTTTGCTTTTGCAATTTTGATTTTGGAAATATCTCACTGTAAGTGTATTCTTGTGTGCTTATGAGATTCAGAAGCTCACCATAGAAACCCTTGGCCAGTTTTCCAGAGTGACCGCCCATTGCATTGTGGCTGTTTGGTCGTCTTCCCATTATCCACGACATAAAAAATATGCACATAGTACTCTTACCAACACGACTTGGTAACGATAGACCGTAAAATTCAATTATCCTATCTTCCAAATCCTGTAAATCTTGAGCGACTACTTGGAGTGTTTTTTTTCTTGGGATATAGAACTTTTTGCTGTCCGGTCTATTCTTCTCCATGTATAACAAATAACTCTCGAACGCCCATGGGGATTCCAACAGTAAATACTGCCAGTAAATATCATCAAAATTACCGCTTCCAGTCAGTGCCGCGTTTCTTGCTGCAACTGTATGAGCGTACCGACTGACTTTCATTGCCATATTCCGTGCATCTGGATTATCCTTGAAAGGAAGGTCAATATTCATATTCAAAAGTAAATCAAGGCAGTCCTTCTGATTTTGATAGACTGTCATATCACCATTAATTATTTGATTTAGAATTGCTCGATACCATTCAAATGAGCCTTCTGTAATTTTTGACATAAAAATAGAGCCAGACCTCCCCTCTTTTAGGATTTCGTCTGGCTCTCATGTGGCTCTCTGACTTTTTTTATTCCAACCAATCATTATTTAAGTAATAAAATCCAAATACTACCAATCCGGTTAGTAAAATCCAACCGATTCTAAACAATATTAACGGCATATCGGATTCTAAATGTTCAACTGTTTCATTGATATTTATATTATTGTAAAACACTGATTTATCGCGGATTGTTTTGTCTTTTAACAACGTAAAGATTGTTCCTTTGTACTTAGTTCCAACACCATAGTATTTGTATCTGATATGACTGGATTCTTTTATAGTATCAATGTACTCATCATCTGGAAGAACAATTTTATTACTTTTGAAATTAATTCCGCAGAAATTTATCTTTTTAGCTTTCTTGCTTTCTTTTCCTACATAATCCCATGTCCAATACGTTTCTGTGGTGTAATATTTATGCTTTCCAGAACCATGCGAAACTCTTCTGGTATGCATGGTGTATTTTTCTTTTACTTTCTTAACATAAATGTATTTGCCACCGATTTCGGGGTAAGTAACTGTATCTACAGCCTTTAATTTGCCATATACAAAAGCATTTCCAATATTGGTTTCCATTCCATACTGAAATAAATCCGTGGACTCAATCTTTACTGCTTTATTGTATTTATCATTTTGGTTTATCTGCCAGTCGGATATTTTGGAAGAAATTAATACTCCAATAAGAAGCATTATTGCAATAATTGAAATACTAGCGATAATCTCTCTTCTTGTTATCTCAAATTCTCCAAAATTCCAACCTCTTTTCGTCTTCATAGCTATTCCTCAAACAAATTCTGTGGTGCTGATTCTGGTGCATCAAAATCGAGTAATTCAAATTCTTTTTTGTCATATCCAAGCATATTCAAGAATGATCTCTGAGGAAATGCTTTTACATATTTGCGATATGATTTGACTGACTTGTTGTAGTTCTCTCTGTATTCTGCAATAAGATTCTCTGTCATAGAAAGTTCTGTCATGAGCTGCTTGTAGTTCTCAGAAGATTTTAATTCCGGGTATGCTTCACTCACAGCTGAAATTGCAGTAGTAACATTCTCAATATCGTTTGAACCAGAAGTTCTTCTAGAAACAATAGCTTTTAATGTTTCACTCTCATGCTTATCATATTGTTTCACACAATCCGCAAGATTGTATACCAGATCAACTCTACGTTTCTCCTGTATCTTAATGTCCGATGATGCTGATTCCACCTGTTCTTCTAATGATATTGCATGATTCTGGAAGCTCTGCACTCCGAAGATTCCGAATATTGCAATTGCTATAGCTCCTACAAGTGAAATTAATAATACTTTCCATGCGTTTTTCATTCAACATATCCTCCTACAAATAAGTCACAAATTTCATCAAGTTGCATTTCTTTTATTTCGAATTTAACTTCTTCCCTGCTGTCAATATTGCGATAGCCCGGTTTTTCCTTCATTGCTTGTTGATAAAATTCATCTTCTTTCTGCTTTTTGATTTTCTTCGCTCTTTCCTTTGAAGTAAATACTCCAAATAGATGGAATTCTGAACCATATTGTTCAAAATAGGCATCTCCGTAAACCAGATATACTTTCATGTGTTCACCTCACAATACTTCTAAGCGAATCCCACCACTCGTCTTTTTCATTTACATCTTCTACTCGCTCAAACATAAATTTAAGTTTATAGATTCCAGATTCTGTTGTAGCTGAGTCGATATGCATGAGTTTGAATTTTCTTTTAAGACATCCAATTTCAAGAATGCATTCCTCCGGAAGATCAGTGTAATTCATGACGCATTCTACCCAAATAATCCGTCTGCCTTCTTCATGATGTACTTCAATGTCAGCTAGTGCATTAATGATTTTTTCATCAATAATCTTAATTGGATAGTTCACTACACCATATTTTTTCATACATTCACCTCGAACTCTTTCTTGCAGTTGCTACCCTTGCATTTCAATTTAAGATGCCGAATTTTTGTCTCTGGGCTAATCAGAAGTGCTTTCTTCTCACAAAAAGGACAACAATACCACAGTTTGCCATTGATATTTTTTAT